TAGTGTAAGTAAGTTGATTAGCAAACCTCTAAAGGAAAAACTCCGTCATGAGGCACAGCAACTCAACTTCATGAAGAAAACCAGTCGTGCCAAGTTGATGCTAGTATGAGCTTTTTCCATTCCGATATCGTAAGGGGTGACATCCAAGAGATGATGGAACTCCAGCAGTTTTGTTTCAGATCTGCCATGAACTTTGTTCTTCTCGATGACGAGAGGAAGATGGAATATTTTGAGAAACTAGAACAACTGATTGAGAAGCAGAAAACTTTCTACTTCCGTATTAAGTTGAGTGACGATCCCGAAGCAGTCTCTGTCCTAGAGACCATGAAGCAGGGTATTGTTATGCTTGGCGCGACACCAGGAACTACTGTCGAAGAGATGTTCGATGAACTCCTGGCAAAAGTCCAGATGATGAAGGACAAACTCCAAAGTGGCACAGGGGGTTGACGCCCGACCCTGTGCCCTTGTATAATGACTGAGTGATAGGGCATCACACAAACCAAATCTAAACCTAATCCAAGAAAATCCTATGTCTTTTGCTGATCTAAAGCGCAAGTCCCAGAACAACTTCTCCTTCCTTCAGAAGGAACTTGAGAAGTCCTCCAGCGGTAAGAACGTTGATGAAAGGTTCTGGAAACCCGAGGTCGATGCCTCTGGTAACGGGTATGCTGTTATCCGTTTCCTTCCTGCCCCCGAAGGAGAAACCATCCCCTGGGCGAAGGTGTATTCTCACGCCTTCCAAGGTCCTGGTGGTTGGTACATCGAAAACTCTCTCACCACTCTCAACGAGAAAGATCCTGTTGGTGAGATCAACCGCAAACTGTGGAACAGCGGTAGTGATGAAGACAAAGAGACTGCTCGTAAGCAGAAGCGTAAGCTCCAGTATTACAGCAACATCCTTGTCGTGAAAGATCCTAAGAACCCTGAGAATGAGGGTCGTGTGTTCCTCTACAAGTATGGCAAGAAGATCCATGACAAGATCCTTGCTGCCATGCAACCTGAGTTTCAAGATGAAGACCCCGTGAATGTCTTCGATCTTTGGGAAGGTGCTAACTTCAAACTGAAGATCAAGAAGGTTGCTGGTTACTGGAACTACGATAGTTCTGAGTTCGATAGTGTCTCTGCTCTGAGCGCAGACGATGATGAACTGGAAAAGATCTGGAAGTCCGAGCACTCGCTTGAAGCTTTCACTTCTAAGGATCAGTTCAAGACCTATGAAGAACTGGAAGCACGTCTGAACCTTGTGCTTGGCGTCGGTCAGCGTCCTGCTGCCCGCCCCTCTGTGGATGATGAAGAGTATGAACCTTCCTATCCTGATCCTGAACCCCAGTCGTTCCGTAGTCGTGTCTCTGCTGCTCCCTCTCCTGTGAAGGAAGAGGCAGTCGTTGATGATGACGATGCTCTGTCTTACTTCGCTCGTCTTGCTGAAGAAGACTGATCCTTAACTAACTCTTAAAGACAAAACCAAAGACCTCTGCTAGAATGTAGAGGTCTTTTTTTAGACAATGTAAACCCTACGAGATATTCTCATGAAAATCGCAATCGCTCTTGCTGCTCTTCCTTTCATGGCAGCACCTGCCCTTGCTGGTCCCTATGTTATGACTAAATCTGAATTCAAGGGATCTGATAGCTCTTACAAAGAAGCAGTTAATCAAGCACGTCTTGGTTATGACTGGAAGGTTGGCAAAGTCACTCCCTATGTTGAACTAGGTGGTGGTGCTAAAGCACCTGACGGTCTTGCCGTTGATGGTTTCGCTGCTGCTGAAGTTGGTGCTGGTATCAAACTGACTGACAAACTCTCTGCCAAGGCAAAGTTTGAAGCACTCGCGTTTGATGACAAGACTGACTGGAAGGTTGAAGTAGGCACTAAGTATCGCTTCTGATGGACTTTAAAAAGAACCTGACATGCTGTGCCACAAGTCCTATATGCCACTTCGTAGCCCTGTGTGTTGGGTTCTTGGCGATGATCGAAGTAATACATACTCACGCTCACTACACTATGAATACAGACACGAACAGTTATGTTCGTGCTTTCTGTAAGAAAAACTTGAAAGAGTGTGAGCGCCTGGTTTCAGATTTGCGAAACTGATTTCATAAATTTGGAAAAAATTTTTCCGCCAAAAATTTACTGAAAAAGATCAACCAGTTTTCTTGAGACGCTGACTAATAAAGTTAGCGTCTTCTTTGTAGAGATTATTCTTTCTGAAATCATCAACAAACTGTCTAAAGTATCTTGGTTTGAGAAGATAGATCGATCTTTTCTTTTCATTCTCACTATCATAATATTCAGCAACGGTGACGGGACGACAAATCTCGTTACCGTTTTTTAATTCGTATCTACCGTCAATGTTTAATTTGTGAACTTTATTATAAAAAGTTTCATCCACATGTAGACCTTCTGAATAAGGACCTATTTTGTATGTTTCGTAGTGATGAATTGTTCCATAGGGATCATCAAATTCTTTTTCTAAAGTTTTTGATAACTGACGATTTGTTAATGGCCAATCATATTGAGCATTGACCATGTTGTTCGTCATAAGGATTACCCAATCGTAGAATGGATTTCCATATGCTCTGTTAGCTAGTGTGTCTGGTCTATCACCATCAACAATTGTATACTTGTTAAACAAGACAGCATACTGAAAAATATCTTCACTGATCCTATACCTGCGGAAGAAATTTTTCGCAACTACATAATCCGATTCTGAAAACGGATAACTAATGGGTTTTTCATCGTATTCGATGTTTGGAACTAGTGAGAAATACATTAGTAGTTGTCTGCCTCTTCTGAGAATATGAGTTTGCTTTCTTGGAAAGCAAGTGATAAACCAATAGCAACCATACTACCATCGGTATAGGTAGCATATGTTCCATCTGGTGTATAGTTCACATCTACTTGAGTGATAGAACACATCTTGTATTGTGGAACATCTTTATTTAATCCTCCACCACGCATAAAAGAAACTCTACAGAAATTTGGAACTTTAATAAAGTTTGTAGCAACGTCTTTTCCTTTTACTAGATTAAACTCTGTTCCATCAGAAAACTTTGGCAGCATTGCTCTCTTAAAAACTTTGACTATTTCTTTTATAATATCTGCTTCGGTTTTATTTCTTGGAACTAATTTATAATTTAGTGAAAAGTTTCTAAGATCATGTCCAGTAAATAATAGTTCAACGTTTGGATTTAGAATAACACCTCTTGTTGATCCATAGATCGCGTTGTCATCGATTTGCTCTCCTGTTAATTTTCCAATTGTTTCTTGGAGAAGTTTTCTACCAGTGTTTGGGATTAATTGCTCCATCATGGTATCGATAGTTTTCATTCCATTTGTTAGAGCATCTCCAACACCACCAGAACCAGCAGTAGACAAAGCATCTCTACCAATATTACTGAATGCTTTTCCAGTCCAGTTTGCTTTGTATCCAGTAGAAATATCTTCTGGCATGTATAAAATAATAGATTTTTCAGTTGTCTTTGTGTAAAACTTAGAATCTGTAGCACTTTGATTGTATGCTGCTACTGGAGTGCTACCAGCAACTGTTGAAGCTCTATTAATTCCTTGAAATGGTGGTTGGTATTTGTAGAAATCAAATAATACATAGTCAGCACCTGCTCCAAACGAACCATCTTCTGGATAACGTAATGATGTTGATGGAGTTCCAGGTGATCCTAGAGCAGTGTATGAAAGACTGCCATTATTTTGTTCTAAGAGAGTTTTCTCTGCCTTTTTAGCATCTTCGCCAGTAGTTTTTCTCCACTCTCCTGGAGGGTCACGGTATATTTCAGTGCCACCAGTTCCTTTTCTTTTTTGTTGGGCATTCCCGCCCTTTCTTACATCTCCATCCTTAGGCATTACTTGGACATCTCCTTAGATTGTTTGCTGCCATAACCTTTGATCATTCTCTCACCTGTGATTTTATCGTAGAATTTCTCATCAGTCTCTTCCCAAACAATTTGTCGATCGATGGGGAAAATCAATCCATTGATATTTTTCACAAAGTCCTCTGTAGGTAGCAAAATGGCAGTATCCCATTCAGCAGAAGCGAGGTCAAGATATGGTCCTTCTACATGTGCTGATAGGTATTTATGGAAACACACCTTAGGTATATCAACTCTACCTTGTATTAGTTTCTTTGTGACAATCAATCTCTTCTTTGGAGAGAGGTAATGTAAGTTAGCACCCCAGAATTCATCCTTGCCTGGTGCTTTGATGACATATACTAA